CGAGCTCGTGAAGGCCGACACGGCCCGCGACCGCGCCGTGCAGTACTTCTTCGCCGCCGTTCGCGCCGCCCGACTCTCGCCCGACGAGGCTGTACAGAAAGCCGCCGCCGCACTCATGCCCACCGTCAGCGTCTACAGCGGTGCGCCCACCGAGGCGGCCGACCGTGAGACGGCCCTCATCTCCGGCCTCGTGGTCGACCTGAAGAAGGCGGAGCTCACGGCTCACCTCACCACGCTCCACCTCGCCGACCTGCCGGCCAAACTCGAGGCCCTCAATAAGGCCTTCGCCGACTTGGCCACCAAGCGAAGCGACGGACGCGCGGCTACCCGCCTGCCGCTGGCCTCCAAAGTCCGCCCGCGGACCGACGCCGCTTACGAGCGCATCCTCTTCACCCTCCGCTCCAACTACCTCTTCGGCTCCACGCCCATCGAGAAGCCAGCCATCGAGGCCCTCGCCGCCCGACTCAACCAGCGCGCCGCCGAGCTGGACGCCGCCTGGAAGCAGTCCGCCGCCCAGAAGAAGCGCGCGCCCCGCAAGCCGTCCGACCCCAAGCTGCCCAAGGAACCCAAACAGCCCAAGGAGCCGAAGGAACCAAAAGACCCGAAGCAACCCAAGGATCCGAAGAAGCCGGGCGGCAGTGATCCCAAGGATCCCAAAGACCCCAAGAAGCCGGGCGGTGGCTCCGGCGAACAGCCCCAGCCGGGCGGCGAGAAACCGAAGAAGCCGGGCGGCGACGGCAATCCGGACATCACCCTGCCGGAGGAATAGGCGTTTATGTGTTGGGGCCTAACGGCCCGTTGAGGCGTTGAGGGCTAAAGCCCTGTTGAATTGTTTAGGTGTTTATGCGTTGAGGTGTGAAATGACCCTCGCCGCGGGCTGCAAATCGATTTTTGGTGCAATCCTCGCCGGGTTTGGGGCTCCGAATCGGTTTTTGGTGCAATCCTCGGCGGGTTTGGGGCTCCGAATCGGTTTTTGATGCAATCCTCGGCGGGTTTGGGGCTCCAAATCGGTTTTTGGTGCAATCCTCGGCGGGTTTGGGGCTTCAAATCGGTTTTTGATGCAATCCTCGGCGGGTTTGGGACTCAAAAAGCGTTTTTGGTGCGCGGCGACCCCCATTTTACCCCCCAACAAGGAACAACTAACAACGAACAACTCAACGACTAAACACATAAACAGGGGCTTTAGCCCTCAACGCATAAACAGATAAACAATTCAACAGGGCTTTAGCCCTAAACACCTAAACAGACAAACAAACAACTAACGACAAACAACCAAGAGCCGGATGTGGCCCCCGGGCCTTTCCCGGTTAAGCCCGCGCCAGCTTGACGGCGCCCCGGGAGCCCCCCTTTTGGCGAGAGGAGACTTTTCCGCCGGGGGGCTCCTTTTTCGTTTACGTCCCCGCCACACACACGGGTATCCGGCCAAACCTCCCTGCCTCGGCAGAGGCCGCCGGGGGGGCTCCTTTTTCGTTCGTTTACGTCTCTGCCACACACACGGGTACCCGGTCAAACTTCCCTGCCTCGGCAGAGGCCGCCAGGGTTCGTAGGCCCCCCGTCAAGGGCGGCACGGCTATGGATCTGAAGACATCGTTTGACACGGACGCCATCCTGTATGGCATACTCTCTCGCTCGCCCTTGAAAGCGGCGCTGAGCGGTGGCATCTACGTAGGCGATGACCGTCCGGCCGACTCGATGGCCGAAGACGTGGTGATCAACACCATCACGCTGACGCAGGAGTATCACCCGCAGCAAGGCGTGTCGAACGTGAACGTCTACGTCTCCGATAAGGCCGTACGCATCGGGGCCAAAGAGCAGTTTGTGGCCGACCGGGTGCGCCTGAAGATGCTCACTGATATAGCCGTCCAAGCGCTGCGCGAGGCGCACGTCACGGGGCTGGCCATCATCGTAGAGGCGCAGACCGTGTTGCCGGCCGATGGGGTCAGGCAGCATTTCACGAACATCAGAGTCAGCTGGAACATCCAAGGCTGACGCACCATCAAAAAGAAGAAACTATCAATCAACACAAAAACGAAAAGCTATGGGTTTAATCACTGTCGGACTGGCCGAGATCAAAGTGGGGGCGGCTGCCTCTTCACCACGCCTGTTTAGTTGTTTATGTGTTTAGTCGTTGGTTTGACAAGCGGTTCAACACCTCAACACCTCAACAGGCCGGAGGCCTCGGAGGTGACGGAGCACTTCGAGGAAGGGCACGCGGCTCCGGTGTACAGCAAGCGCACAAAGAAGATCCCGAAGAGCACCTTCCAACTGTGCGACGTCGATCCGGATATGCTGGCCAAATACGTCGGCGGTACGGTGAACTCCGGCACGTGGGAGTTTAACGGCAACGAGCTAACGGCAAACGTGGCTCTCGAGATCATCCCCGAGCAGGGAATGATCTTTCAGATTCCGAATGCTTCTATCGAGGCGGTAATCAATTCGGACATGTCTTCGAAGGGTATCTTCCTCGTTGACTTTACCGTCACGCCGCTTGCCGTCGACGCTGGCGGAGCGATCCGGGCCAAGAAGAAGGACTAAGAAAGAAGAGACAGAGAAAAACAAAGCGACTGCTTTTTTTCGTGTCATGTTTAGTGTGAAAGCCCTCGGTGAGCGCGTCGATGTAGGCGCCTCCACTGGGGGCTTTTTGTTTACCCGTTATGAAATAGAAACGCATTATGGATGAAAAGATCGTAGAGAAACTGGAACAGGAGCGCTCGGAATTGAACGCGCTCATCAACCGCGGCTGGGAGTTTGAAGTGGAGGGATACCACACGGAGCTCATCCCCCGGCGAGGCCTTTGGGGCTGCCTATTGCCGCGCAGACGGCGTACGGTAAAGGCGCGGCAGAAATATCGCATCTCAGAGCCCACGCTGGGCACCCTCGACCGCCTCTCGGCCGAATGGATCGAGCTGGCTATCGATGAAGAGCGCCTGAAGGGCACAGAGGCCATCGAAGAGGCACGCACGATGGCGGCCCGGCATGCCCGGCGTATGGCACGCATTGTGGCGCTGGCTGTACTCGGTTCAAACATCCTGAAGCCCACGCCTGGCAAGGGTGGCGCGGTGCACTATGAGGAAGACCGGAGCGCGCTGGACGATCTGACCAACCTCTTTTTCCACACCATCAAACCCTCCGAACTCTTCCGGCTGACCATGACAATCAACGCCATGTGCAACTTGGGGGATTTTATTCACTCTATTCGATTGATGTCCGCCGCCCGGACGACCGTGCCGACTCGGATAGAGGCAGACAGCGCGGACTGAAAAGCCCGCACGGCCGACGGGGCGCCATCTGCGCGCACTTCGGCTGGACATGGCACTACCTACACGAGGGCATCGCGTGGCCTATGGTGCAGCGCATGATGATCGATCAGCCCGACTACGATTACAGCGACAGCCGCCCGGGCGACCCGGATGGGGACATCACCCTTACGGGCGATAACGTGGACGAGGTGATCCGCCGAATCAATGCAATGGGGTAATGCCCCCACTCAAACCAACTAACAAACCAAAGAAAGCTCAATGGCAGAAACAACAGACGGAGCGATGCACTTCGAGGCGTCGCTGGACAACAGGAAGCTCCTCGGAGCGATAGAAGAAACCATTCGGCGCATCAACGGCCTCTCGGACGCCACCGTTAAGGGCGGTGCGGCGATGGATGCCAGCTTCTCGCAGATGGCCTCCGAGATCAAGCAGCGGTTCAATAAGGTCGATAACACGATCGATCAGCACCTGCATCACATTGGGGAGCTCAAAAAGGAATACGAGGCCATCGGACGCACCAACGTCTTTGCCTCAAAGAGCCTCGAGCGGGGCGGCCGGCTCACGGAGCGTCAGGTCGCCATCCGGGAGGAAGTCAAAGCCCATCAGGCGCTTGTCGAAGAGCTGGGTAAAGAGGCTCAGAAGCTCGCGGAGTCGGAATCCAAACTGAAGCAGCACCAAGAACAGGTGGAGCGAAACGCCGCCGCGCATAATTCGCTGCGCTCACGCATCCGTGAGCTGAAGGAAGAAATGGGCGGCCTTATCGATCGCGGCATCAATGAGCAGTCGGCGGCATACCGTGCGCTGGCCGACGAGCTGGGGCGCTTGCAGGATATTCAGGGCGACGTGGCGCAGCAAGGCCGCATCCTCTCGAATGACGAGGCGGGCTTTCAGGGTCTCATCGCAGGCGTGTCCGGTTTGGGCGGAGCGCTGTCGGCAGCCACGGGTGCGATGTCTCTCTTCGCGGGGGAGAACGACCAGCTGCAACGCGTCATGGCCAAGGTGCAGGCGGCTATGGCCATCGCCATCGGTACGCAGCAAGTGGCGCAGACGCTCAACAAAGACAGCGCCTTCCAGCTCGTCACGCTGAATAAGCTCAAGAAGTGGTGGGCGGAGATCACCGAAAAAGCGACCGCCGTAAGGAGGGCGGAGGCTGTGGCAACGGCTGCAAACACGGCCGCCCATGAGGCTGAGGCTGCCGCTACGACAGAGAATGTGGCGGCAAAAGCGGCCGATTCGGCGGCTAACACCACGCAGGCGGCCACAGCAGGAGCGAGTGCGGCTGCCAACTGGACACTGGCGGCCTCTTTCCGCGCCGTGGGCGCCGCTATCGCCTCTCTCCCCGGCGTGGGGTGGGTTATTGCTGGGGTTACGGCGCTCGTGGCCGTCTTCGCCCATCTCATCGAGAAATCCAAAGAGGCGCGCCGGGCGCAGGAGGAGATGGCCAAAGCCGTAGCCGACGGCGCCGCCAAATCTGTCTCGTCCGTCAACGGCCTGCGCCAGTCTTACCTCGCCCTCGGTAATGACATGGAGGCCAAAAAGCGCTTTATCAATGACAACAGGGACGCCTTCCGAGAGTTAGGCGTATCCGTTACCTCGGTGCGTGATGCGGAGAATCTGCTTATCAATAACACGCAGCTTTTCGTGGCCTCCGAGATGGCAAAAGCGAAGGCCTCGGCCTATCGTGCCAAGGTGGAAGAGGACACCAAGAAGTTTATCGAGAATCAGGAGAAGATCAACTCCCTGCCGGACAAAGAGCGCGTACTGATGGGCGGCGGTATGGGTGGAGGCATGTTCGTCACACGGGTAAACAAAGAGAAGCAGGATCTGATCAAGGAGAATCAAGAGCTGACTAAGAACATCGAGGGCTACACGAATAAGGCCGTCGGGCAGATGGCTATCTCCTCCACCCTGTTGACTGCCGCTGGCATCCGTGGCGTTAACCAGTTCAAGGCCGGCACCGTGGGCGCCATCGAGAAGTCTATATCCGTCATTCAGGACAGGCTGAAAGACATGGTGCCCGGCTCGAAGGAATGGACGGCGGCGCAGAAGGAGCTCACCCGTCTGCAAGGGCTGATCTCCCCATCCGGTAGGGGTGGAGGCGGCGGCAAAGGCCGTGGCAATGGGGACAAAGACAAAGAGAATGCTGAGCGAGAGGCGCTGGAGGCGTTCAAGACGGACATCACCCGTGAGCTCGACCGTGCGCGCACCATCCTCGACGTCTTGAAGACCATCGAAAACCGCCGCCAGGAGCTGAAAGACGATAAGTCAGACCTCGGCAAGGAAAAGCTGAAGTTCCTCGACGATAAACAGTACGACGCCACGAAAGAGGCGCGTCGGCAGGAAGAGGCACTGCTGCAATCCTACATTTCCTACTATGATCGGAAGATCGCCCTCGACCTGAAGTATAACGACGACATCGCCCTGCTCGACCGCCGTCGTCTGGCCGCCACCACCGAAGCCGAGCGTGAACAGATCGAGCGCGCCAAACAGATCCGCACGGAGAAATACGAACGGGACAAGAAGACGGGCGGCGATGATGAGTATGCCCGTATGCTGAAGGATTACGGCTCTTTCGAGCAACGCAAACAGGCCATCATCGATGAGTATGACGAGCGCCGCAGACGCGCGCTGGAGCATGGCAATGAAGAGCTGGCGGCCTCGCTCGATAAGCTGGCCGCCAAAGCCCTCTCCGATCTGGCGAGCAAGGAGCTGACCGGCTCGGACATGTGGGCGCAGCTGTTTGGCAACCTCGACGAGATGGCCACGTCGCAAATCGAGGTGCTGATCCAGCAGATCGAGAGCCGATTCAAGGAGCTGTCCGGCATCTTCGACCCTGTCGACTTGGCTAAGATCCGCGAAAAGCTCAACGAGGCGCGCGACGTGCTAACAAAGGACAACCCCTTCAAGCAGATGGGCGAGGCGCTCCGGGAGATCTTCAATTCTGCGGGCGACGATTCGGCGGAATCGGCCGAAAAGATCAAACGCAACTGGAAGAAGCTGGGCAAGGCTACCGAAAAGAGTTTCCAGTTCGTAAGGGATGCCGTCGACTCTGCAGCCTTCCTCAAGGATGCCCTCGGAGAGGTCGGCGAGACGGCCATCAGCTCCCTGCAGACGGTGGCCGTGATGGCTGTGTCTGTTGCCGCCGCTATTGCCACGGCTGAAAAGGCGAGCATCATCCTGACTATCATTCAGGCCGCGCTGGCCGTGGTGCAAGCCGTGGTAAACGTCATCGGCTCGATCATTAGCAGCAAGAATAAGAAGATCGAGCAGGAGATCAAGCGACACAACGAGGCCGTGGACAAGCTGAAGAACGCCTACAACGGCCTGCAACACGCCATCTCGAAGGCGCTCGGCACGGATACTTACACCAAGCAGAAGGAGGCCATCGAAAACCTGAAGCAGCAGCAACAGCACCTCAAAAAGATGTGGGAGCTGGAGGAATCGAAGAGCCGCAAGAAGCGCGACGACAAGAAGATCGAGGAGTACAAGGAGCAATACAAGCAGGCGGATCGAGAGATTCAGGATGTGCTCGACAACATGAAGGAAGACCTGCTTCAGACCGACGCAAAGAGCTTTGCTGATGAGCTGGGCGACGCCCTCGTGGAAGCCTTTGGGAAGGGAGAAAGCTCGGCTAAGGCTTTCGAGAAGACGGTGGACACCATGATGCAAAACATGGTCAAGAATATGCTCAAGAAGCGCTACCTCGAGAAGCAAGTCAGCGGTGTGCTGGATGGGCTGGCCTCCTTCATGGACAAAGGGGGCACGCCGACGGATGAGATGATCGAAGCGACCAAAGCGCAGCTGGAGGGTATCGCTGAGAACTATTCGGAAAAGCTGAAAACGTTCGATAAGCTCTTCAAGGTAGCCCCCGATGACAACAAGACCCTCACGGGCGCCGTGAAGGGCGTCACGGAGCAGACGGCGTCGCTGATAGGCGGGCAACTCAACGCCATGCGGATGGTGCAGAAGGAGACGGCCGCGCAAATGACGACGGTACTCTTTCACCTCTCCGGCATCGATCGACACACGGCAGAGACGGCCGAAAACACGCGCTACCTGAAGGCCATCCACGACCGCCTGATGCGGCAATCCGCCTCCGATCCCCTCCGGGCGCAGGGTAGAGCGTAAGGGCCTGGCGGCCCGTTTAGGCGTTTAGGTGTTGAAATGTTGAACTGCTTGTCAAGCCAACGAACAACAGACAACTCAGCGGGGCTTTAGCCCCCCAGTCCCTCACAAAGCAACGACTTGAGGAAGCGCAGCCCGGACTTTGTCCACGCCATGGTCTGGAACGGCGTGTCGCGCTCTCGGCCGATCATCACGGTGACGGTCTCTGTGTATCCGTGGCCTTCATGCGGGGGGAGCAGCGCCCAGTCGGTATAGCGGCGGGTGATTACGCGTAGCTCACGCAGGCGGCTGGTCAGGGCGCACGAATCAGCGAGCCCCAACCGCCGGGCAGCCATGCCGTTCGTGTAGAGTCCGGCGGCCTCCAGCTCGGACTCCTTTCGGGCACGGGCACGGGCGGCCTCACATTCGCGTTTCTCGCGGCGGCGTCGCTCGTTCGACAGCTCGAGGTTCTGCATAGCGATTCGCCGTCGCTCGGCCTCGCGTCGCTCTCGTTCACGGGAGTGCCTTTCCGCCTCTTTTTCGGCTCGGCGACGGGCGCGCTCAGCCTCCCGCTCTGCCTTTTCGCGGGCTATGCGGGCGGCGCGCGTCTCGGCGCGCGACTGTGCCAGGACGCGTCTGTAGGCCTTCTCCCGTGAGACGGTCTTGGCGCGTGCCTTGGCCCGGCGTTCCTTCATGTCGGCCGGCGAGAGCGTCTCGGGGCGCCATTCCGGATGATCGGCGTAGAGGCGCACCCAGAGCCGGCTATGGGTGCAGGCGGAGAGGAAACGCATATCGGCGTCGGTGAGCACGCTGACCGTCATCGGTCGGCCGTTGCGCCGGCCTTTCGTTTGGCGTTGCTCGAGGGGCTGCCCGCCGGCGGCTATTCGGCGCGCTTCGAAGCGGGTAATGATGTGCTCGACCTCGGTATGGGTGAGGCCGGTCTGTTGGGCTATTTCGTAGGAGGTAATGGTCATTAGGGGTGATTGAGGTGTTGGGGCCTGAGGTCCTGTTGGTTTGTTGAGATGTTGAGGTGTTGGGGGCGTGTACTCCTTGACTCTTACGGTAGCCCCCCCTCCCCGCGATAAAGTCAAGGAGTAAAGTCAAGGAGTACGCCCCGCGCGGCGCGGTCAAGTGCTCAGCCGTATGGGCAGCCCGGCGTAGACCCAAGCCAGGAGGGCGGCGTCGCGCATGTCCTGCGAGGTGCGCCGGGTGTAGCCCGTGAACTGGGCCAGCTCGGCGGCGGTGATCTTGCCGTCTGGTCCCCGCCAGCACTTCTGCAAGGGGCGCTGTTCGACGGTTTCGATGCCCATGTGCCGGGCCATCTCGACAATCTTACGGCCCGTCTCGTGGTTGCGCCCGGCGGAGCGACCGATGGCGGCCGCCTTTCGATGGCTGTCGCGGGCGTGGGTGTGCCAGTTGGAGCGGTTGAGCCATCCGGCCTCGACGACGACGGTGAGGGATTCTCCGAGGGCGTCCGTGGCCTGCTTTGTGGCGTGCAGGTCGTCGATCAGTTCGGGGAACGTCTTTGCCTCGCACCGCAGCTCGCGGCTGGGGAGGTGCAGGAAGGCCACGCCCGACCGATCCACGTCGGGGTCGATGGCGATGATATGGCGAGGGGGGCCTACGGGCCCCAGCGAATTTGGCCGGGTACGTGCTAAGGGGGTATTCATCGCTGTGCGCCCTCCCGGGCTGTCATGTTGGCTATTAGTTCGTCGTATAGATCTTCTGCCTTCGGGGCGACCCAATCCGCCTCCCGTTCACATGGATCAAATGTGACTTCAAAGAAATCATCAATGAGCTTTTTGTCATCGTGAAAGACCTCGCTGAGTGCTTTCTGCATCGACCAAAACATGCACGTGTTGTTATAACTTAAATCGCCATCAGGAAAGACTACGAACTCGTTGAGCATTTCTCCGAATCGATAGTCCCTCTCGGCCTGCGCAATCATCTCTTTAATCAGCGTGACAAACGTCTCTTTTGTAATCATGTCTGTGGGGGGGGGAATTAGAAGGGCAGATCATCCTCGCCGCCGATGGGGGCCGGTGCGCCGGCCGGCGAAGCTGGGCCTGTTACGTGCTGGGTGGTGGCTACGGATTGAGCCGTGGCGGCCGGTTGCTGTGGATGCGCCGCGGGCTGTGTGGCTGGTTGGGTGGAGCTGCTGCCGCAGAGGTAGACTTCGCGGGCGTTGACGTTGATGTCTACACGCGTCTGGCCGGTGCGGTCGGTGTAGAGATTGTTTCGCATCGTGCCGCGGACGAAGACCTTTGCGCCTCGCTTGAGGTACTGGAAGGTCGAGCCGCCCTCACCGTACCAATAGATGGACAGCCACGTGGTGCGTTGCGTGGGGGGCTCACCGGGCTTCTGTGCGCGCACGTTTTCGGTGTGCGCCACGCTGAAGCAGACGTACTTCTTGCCTGAAAATTCTTTCACTTCGGCATCCTTTCCGAGGTTGCCAATTACTTCGATTTGTAGCATAGTTGGGGTTGAATAATGTTGGGGCCTAACGGCCGGTTTATTTGTTTATCTGTTTATGCGTTGAGGTGTGAAATGAGGGTCGCCGCGAACCTAAATCCTGTTTTTGATGCGAAATGACCCTCGCCGCGGGCTTAAATTCCGTTTTTGGCCCAATCCTCGCCGGGTTTTAGGCTCCGAAACGGTTTTTGACGCAATCCTCGGCGGGTTTCAGGCTTCAAATCGATTTTTGGCCCAATCCTTGGCGGGTTTCGGACTCCAAACACGTTTTTGATGCAATTCCCGGCGGGTTTTGGGCTTCCGACTTCTTTTTGGTGTGAAACCCGGCTTCCCGGAGGTGCCTTCACCGCTTGCAGGCGGCTATGTTTATGCGGTGAATAACCTGCTCGGAATAGGTCAGGCAGCCTTCGTATCCGCGGGCGTATAGCTCTCGCATCAGCTGGCGAGGCGTGAAGGCCTTCAGATCCGGATTGAGGGGCACGTCGGGGCGCTGCATGACGACTCCGAGGCGTTCGGCCGAGGCTTCGTCCAGCGCGTCCTCGAAGGTTTGGCGGGCGTCTCTCAGCCGACGTTTGCTGTCGCGGAGGCGGCGCTCCTTGGCGATGCGAAGGCGATAATAAGCCTTGCTGGAGGCCTTGGAGCAGGCTTTGCAGCTGTTCTGCAGGTTGTCCGCATTGTTGGTGTTGCGGTAAAACTCGCTCACGGGTTTCACGGCGCCGCAATGTGAGCAGCGCTTCGTTTTTGGTTGGATGGATTCCATTCGTAGGGTGGTTATCGGGGGTTGATAGATACTTGCTTACACGCCCGTGTGGCCAAAGCCTCCGCAGCCGCGCGCCGTCTCGTCGAGGGCGTCCACGGGCTGCCATTCCACGTGCTCACAGCGCGTCACGACGAGCTGCGCGATACGGCCGCCACCGTAGACCGTGAACGGCGTGTCGGAGAGGTTGGCGAGAATGACACAGATCTCTCCGCGGTAATCGGCGTCGATCGTTCCGGGCGTGTTCAGGACGGTGAGGCCGTACTTGATGGCCAGCCCGCTACGTGGGCGGACTTGCGCCTCATAGCCGGCTGGGAGTTCGATGCGGATCCCGGTGGGGATCAGTGCCCGCTGCATGGGTGCGAGTGTCACAGGCTTCTCTAAAGAGGCGTGGAGATCCACCCCAGCCGAGAGCGGCGTGGCGTAGCTGGGCAACGGGTGGCGCGATGTGTTGACGATTTTCACTTTCATCTGTGGGTTGTAGTTATGGGGTTTGTATATAGGGGGGCGTCTGTGAGGGGGATCAGCTGGCGATCCTCCGAAAAGGTGTAGATGGGCATGCCGCGTTTTAAGGCCGCACGCCGTTCGATCTGTGCGCCGCGTGACCGTTCCCACCCGCGAAGCATGCAAACGCCGTCACAGTGCCTGAGAGTGGCCAGATCAGCGCGCATATGCTCCGTCCACGTGGCGTCCCGGTGCAATCCGTTGTCGATTGGGTTCACTGGATGGTGTCCGATCTCAGAGAGTCTGCGGGCAGCCACGGCAAAGCGTTTGACGGCGATAGGGTAAGGCAGGCCGGTGATCCGGCCGCTGATGTAGATGATCATTTCGGGGTTGTGGGTTATGCGGTTTGGGCTGTTTCGGGATATTGCTCATAGACGTCGGCCGGGATGAAAAAGCCGGGCGAGTCGTAGGAGCGGAAGCAGTGCGTGTTACAGGCCTCGCCCTTGTGGCGACGGAATCCGCCTCGGATCTGGCTGTAGGTGGGTACGAGAATGTTGAACAGGAGCGGCCAGCGCCCGTTCAGTCCCGGCCATGTGTAAGACGGCGTGACAAAGGCGGCGGGGATCTCCATGCAGTAATCCACTACCATGTCTCCGCGGAAACGCCCCAACATGGGCGCCATCCAGAGATCCGCCTTGTTGAAGCCGGCATACACCTGCGCTCCGAGCCCCTCGAAGGCGCGGTAAACGAATAGCGCGGCAGCATTGTTTGTGCAATACGCCTCTCGCAGCAGGCCGTTGGTGACGGTGACGAAGGGTGGGTTGGTGAAGATCACCAAGCGGCCCATCTGTGCAGCATCGAAGAGCACCTTTGGCAAATGATCCGTGTCTCCGTGCAGGAAGTCGAACGGCCATGCGGTAAAGCCCTTTGCGCGCAGGATGTCCACGTCATCGGGTTCTAATGTGGTGGCGTATTTCTCCACGTGCGCCGGCAGCGCCTCGAGCAGTGCGCCTTCACCGGCGGCCGGATCGTAGAAGATGCATCGGTCGAACTCCGGGAGCACCCCTCGGAGGTATCGCACAGCCAATTCGGCCCACGGCCGCGGGGTATAATAGGCGCCGGTCTTTTGCCGGTGGTCGGTGGTCATTTCCATGCCTTGGGGTGTTATGCGGTTTTGGCTTCGGCCTGCCGACTGATAGCGTCGGCGGCTTTCAGCTGGCAGTATTCGGCGTAAGTGATGGCGCGGGCCGAGGAAGCCTCGCGGGCGGCGTCACGCTTTTGTTGCTCGACACGCTGCATGTGCTGGGCGCGGTAAGCCATGAACTCGCCGATGGCGCAGGTGATGACGGAGCCCTGCAACCGGTTGCCGTACATGTGGCCATAACGGCCGGCTTTCATGCGGCGAAAGAAGAGCGCAATCTCCCCGGCGTTTAGGTGCCCATACTCGGACACGATCACATCGGCCACGCTGTAGAGCTGCTCGGAGGTGTATTCGGTTACGCCCTCCACGTTGCAGTAATCTTTGAGGTGGAGGTAGAGCAACATGCGGGGCGTATCCACGTCGTAAGTCCGACCGATGCGGGCGAGCGAGGGGTATTCATCGGCGTGTGTCCGATCGAAGATCCGATCCACGTCTTCGGGCGCCTCTCCGATCCGGACGACACCCTCGGACAGCGCTCGGGGGCTAAAGTGCTCCAGTAGCGCCTTCGCGTCGTGCCATCTCTCGAGCATTGATCTCTGCCATTTTGCGGGCAAAGAAGTCGGCGCACTCCTCGTTATTCCTGTCTCTACGCTGCTCTGCCAGCGTCTTAGTAAATCCTTGTCCATTGAAGTTTGGTGTTTGTGGGTTGAATTGTGGGGCTGTTGAGGCGTTGGCGTTTCGTTTCTGCCAGGTCACGAGGGCAGCCCGCCAGCTTTTCATGGGGTTCTTGCCCACCTTCCAGCCGTTCGACTCGTAAAAGGCGATGAATGATTCCGCGTCCACGCTGTAGCCTTTCTCCGTGACATAGGCCTGCACCTCTTCCAGTGTGGGGCGCTTCATTGGTGTGCGAGCTGGCGAAGCCGCCCGGGCGTCTGCTGGTGTCGTCACCTCTTCAGCCTCCACGGTTTCGATCTCCTCCACGGCTTCGGCTTGCAAGGTTTCCGGGCGAGCTTGCAAGGTTTCGGAAGAAGCATGCAAGGTTTCCGTCGACATCCCACCCAGATCCGCCCTGCCGGGAGCATTCGCTTCGACGCTTTCGGTCTCTACGGGCTTAAGCCACGCTTCGAGATCGCTATCCGCATTCCCTGCCCCCGATTCGTTTTCGCGCGCACGCGCCATAAAAGACACGCTTTCTTCTTTTGCTTTCTCTTTTTCTTTATAGGGGGTTATAGGGGGAAAGATTTCTTTTTCTCTTTCGTTTTCTTCTTTGATTTCTGCATCGGGGGCGGCTTTATGCGATTCGCATACATTTTCGATGCGATTCGCATGGTTTTCGGATGCGATTCGCATAGTTTTTGGATGCGATTCGCATGTGTTTGGTATGCGATCCGCATGCGTTTGGGATGCGATTCGCATACCGTTCTCAGCGTCCCAACGCATGGAAGCGGCATACTGAGCAGCCTCCGAACGGCGGCGTTCACTCTCATCCACCTCCGTGGCGTACCTCACGAGTCGCTCGGAGTAGAACTTCTTGCCGCCATCGGTGGGGGTGAACAGGCCGAAGTCTTCGACGATAGACTTGATCCGGCGTGCACTCACGCGCAGATCGAAAGCCAGCGCCTTATAATCTTTCTCGAGCGTGCAGCCCGGGGCAGCTTGCAGCATCTCTATGAGCATGAAGTAGACGCCATATCCCTCGGCGCCGTATCGGATGCGCAGGGCGACGATCTTCTCGTCGTTGCGGGCGTTGCTGTCGTGGTTGAAGTAAGTTTTCTTGCACATGGCTATGGGTATATATAATCGTACGCGTGCGCGCGTTCCTCTTATCTATCTGTGTTATGTGGGTTGCATGCCGGAGAGGCGCATATCCTCTTTGGCCTTACTGATGAGCGTGCGACACCAATCGAGGCGGTGCACGCCGCAACGGTTTACACGTTCGGCGAAGTCCACCAAATAGCGCTCCTCGGCGCAGAGGCTATCCACGATGGCGTTTATCGCTTTCGCAGTGGCGCCGCCTTGCTTAGCCGTCTTTCGGAGAGCGTCGAACGTGTCCTCCTTCATGCGGGTGTTCAGGTGGTGCTTAGCGTCTGCAAGGAGTTTTCCGGATCTCGATATATACGGAGCGAGCGTCTGTCCGTACTCGATCACCTTGGAGACCTCTTCGGAGATGGTTTCTTCTTCGCATGCCTGTATCACCTCCAGCTCTCGAAGGATTTGCTCTTTTGGCGTTATATGTAATTCCATTGTGAGGGTATATGCCGGGGGCTTTACTCACCCCCGGCTACATGATTCATAATCCTTCCTAATCCTTCATAGATTATGAAGAATGGGTTGCGTCGGCGACTGTTTCCTTTTTGGAAAGTGTCGTCCGTGGTAAAGTGATCAGCGCGTGCTCTGCCTCGCGGAAGGCAAGACGTAATAGGCAACCAGGATCGCTCGTGTGCTTTGATAGGTTCCATTTCTCTACCTCTCTGAGAAGTCCGTTCCTATCCAGCTCTCCCTCTTTGTCGACATAAGCAAGTAGGGCGTAGAACGCAAAAGCTGCATGGCGCGCATAACTCTGCAATACAGGCGATGTTATTCCGACTCTTATGGATTCACAAAAGGCCTCTGCCTGTCTTATATCTACGCCCTCTTCTTTCAGCGTTCTCATAGAATAAGCAAAATCCCAGGATTCGGATAGATCTGGGCGATCTATGCTTTCGATATATCCGGCTACATACGCAGTCATTATCCATGCAAGGCGTATCCGCTCTTCTCGCGTGTGGCTCTTTATGTACTCCGCGCGGGCGCGGTCGTGTGATTCTTTTCTCATCGTGCGGCCTCTATTAGTTTCGTCTCTATCTCCTTGAATACACGGCGTACTGTTGCGCCCGCGTACGGTTTTTGTCGGTCTTCCATATACATGCGAATGAACGCTCTTTGGGCCTCTCTTGTCATATACTCACTGGGGGTGGATTCATTGTAATAAAATACTGCAGTGAGGATTTTGCGCGCAAAATCAAACTCTTTCAAAATGTCTTTCTCTCCAACAATCGAAAGGCATAAGCTATCAATATCTGATATATTGAAATCATTCTCAATCGTGGATTTGTATACGTCCAACCATGCTTTATTTTGTTCGGTCTTATCCGCTCTTTCTATTACACCGGTGATGTAATCTATAAGAAGGATAACAGCTCTCAGGCGCTCGCGCCTTACGGCTTGCCGTCGGCTTTTGGTAATGGTGTACGCCTTGCCGTGGCGTACCCATTGAAGCCATACTTTCGCGCTGTTCATATTGCCACCTCCAGTTTGTGGGTGTTGCAAATGCGGTGCAGGAACTGGCGGCCGGACTCCGTCCAAACAGTGTAGACGGTGGTGTCCGGGCGGCCGTCGCTGTGATCGAAGGAGACGGTGCGCGTCTTGGTGTAACCCCGGCCGGAGTAGTCGGCGGTGGTCATCCAGCGGCCGCTCTGGCGGAAGATGATGCCTTTCTTCTTCAGATAGACTGTGAGGTGGGCAACGGTGCGGAAGTCCAACTCTTTGGCCATCTGCGTAAACGTGTACGTGTTGGGTGATTGAAGTACCTCGTCGGTGTATTCGGCTTTCGGCTCGAGCACGCGGATGTGTTCTTGCTGCACCTCTACACGCCCCTCGAGCATCTGCACGCGCTGGGCTTGCCGTTTGAGTGTGGCGTCGGCCACCTTCAGCGCGCGCGCCATAATCTCCGCCGGGGTCTCGTCTTCTTTGGCCGCGATGTAACCGCCGGTGTGATGGATGGCGGGGAGTACCTCCTCGCACACCCAGTCTTGAAATTTCTCGGCATCCGGAAGGCAGGAACGCATAACGAGCCTATAGACCTCAGACTCCGGAATGAAAAGCACATTAACACCTCCTATGCCATTGGAGTGTGCGACATATCGCTTCGTTATATTGCCTGATTTACAGTGATCTGCGACGGCCTTTGGTGGGTTTGTGTATCCCAGCGCCGAGGCTACATCGGTTGCAGCGAATAACGGGGCACCGTTTTCGTTGGTGGCAACTCTGATTCGCCCGAATTGCGGGCTGTCGAATAATTGGATCTGATTATTTCTTTCCATGATTGTGAGTGTTGAATTTTCGGGTAAGGATGTCAACGCACAGCCCGTGCGGATCTGTACCGTCGGGGAGGCTGTTGATGAAATGCCTGAAGTCTTCAAGCAGTCCGTGTTGAAGGATAAAAGCGTAGGCTTTGTTCTTTGCGTTCTTTTCGGTCAGGAACGCGGCGCGGGATACGGTGTTTCGCTCCGTTGGCGTGCACGTGTGGCTACTATGCTTCACCTCAAGCGCAATTTTCATTGTCTTTGGCATGAATGAAAAATACGGGTGTATGAAAAAGGAAAGGCTGTCGCCTCCCGTCTCGCCAAAGACGATTACTGACTTTGCAGTGCAGCAATCCATCGGGATTTGACAGCCTATACTTGTTGTAGCGTATAGCGCCGTAATTGCAGCAACGAAAAATGCTACACTTACAGAAGTCGTTATGATCGTCTTTGGCGAAGACGCTGCAAAAGTACCCGTATTATTCATTCTTTCTATTGCCATTGAAAAAAATCCCATGACCTAAGTTCAACTTAGGCAGCTCCCTCCGCCTTCTTTTTGGCCCTTTTCTCAAGATCTGGCGTTTCATTCCCTTCAGGGTCAGAGCTGCACACGATGAGGGTTCCGTTCAACCAAATCTTACCGAATGCTTGCGCGTAACCAAGCACCTGGGCACAGCCGTACACTTCTGCCTCATCGTACACTTGAGCTTTGTCGTACACGCGTGCCATATCATATACCTCAGCACTGCCATAAACTTGGGCGCTACCGTAGATCATGGCCATGCCAAAAACCTTGGCTCTGCCATACACCGCGGCAGAGTCGCACACACAAGCCTTTCCGTATACCTCGGCGCTACCGCATACATGAGCACTACCGCGCACCCTAGCTCTGCCATACACCTCGGCGTATTTATACACGCGGGCGCTGTCGCAAACTGACGCACTGCCGTGTACCCGGGCGTTGTAGTACACCTCGGCACGTCCACTCACTAACGCGCGGCCTCCCACGGTCGCGTCGTCCCACACTTTCGCCTCACCGTCTACCCAGGCCTCGTCCTGGAGATTGTCTTCTGTCTCTATCCAGCCGCCCTTATCGCCCTTCTTGGCGTGCAGACTGTCACGTGTGGCCATGATCCGATGCAGCGTGTGACCGCAATGCGCTATGGTCTCTTCTGTCAGTTTGAAATGTCTTTCTACTTCCATGTCTTTATCTATTGATTGGTTTTTTGAGGTAGGGACAAAAGACTTTTCGCCCCTACTGGTTATTTATTCGGTGGTGGTGGCGGGGATTGTCCTGAGCCCAGTGATCACTTCCACGATGGGGGACTTGGAGAGCGAAAGCAGCTCCCAGTCCGAGACCGCGCCGCGGAACTCCGCCTCGAGACGCAGCATGGCGTCCTTCAAGGTCTCCGCCTCAATGAGGTAGGCGTAGGTCTGTTCGCGCTCTGTACCTGATTTCTCATCGAGGGAGGTCAGTGCTACTTTGGCTAAAAAGAAAGGGTACTCCAATTCGCCGGCCTCGAGAAAGACCTCTTGCAGGCGCTTGCGGGTGACGCCCTCAATGGTGACGTCTCCACCGTCGCCGTCGAGCTTCGTGGTGATTCGTGCGGCGGCCTCCGTGACGGATAGCGCCTCGACGAGGTAGGGCTCCGTGAGGGTCTTCACGCAGTTTTCGATCATTACGTCGTGTGTGACTTTGCATTCATACCATGCCATGATGTTGTTCTCCTATTTGTTTTTGTGTTGTGATTAAGTGAGTTCGATCGTTTGCCCACGGTCGGCGATGATGACTTCGCGGCCGGTGGCGCGGGCGATTGTTTTCTTGAATTGGGCCGCGTCAGAGTTGCGGTCAGAGAGGTGAATGAGGATGATGCGGCGCGTCTCGGTGAGGTCGTTTGCCTGAAGCGTCTCGCGGCAGGTGTCGAGGCTCATGTGGCTCCCGATTACGCGGTCGTGCTGTGCTTTGCTGATGACGCCGGCGGAGAGGTTGCTCTCGAGAATTTCCTCACTGTAATTGCATTCGATGAGCCACGTGTTGATGTGATCGAATAAGAAGGGGATGAAACGCGTGTCGGTGGCAAAGAGCAGGGAGCCCATCTCGGGGTGCGCCACCATGAAGCCCAGCGGCTCGGCGGCATCGTGCTTCACGTCGAAGGGGAGCACCCGGAACCCACCTACACAGAAAGGCTTGGGCGGGCGCACGGGGTGCGAAAACGTGGAGGTGCAGACCTCGTCGGGGAGCCGCATCAGTGTGCCCTCGGAGGCGTAGAGCGGCAGGGCGGACTTGACGTACTTCGCGGCGTGCCGGGCGTGGTCGCCGTGCTCATGGGTGAGTAAGACGCCGGCCACACGCCGGAGGTCGAAGTCGACGGCGCGCTGAAGGTCTGCGAGCGGGCAGCCACATTCAAGTGCGAGTGCCTCGCGGCCGTTATCCAATACGTAGCCGTTGGCGGCGGAGCTGCTTCCTAATATGGTGAGGCGCATAGGGTGTTGAGGGGTTTGTTGAAGGGTTGAATTATTCAATGATAGATGCCGAACTCTTCCCAGCCTTTTTGTTTACAGAGAGTGGGAGCATGCAGCCCTGCGTAGACGAGGTATCGATAGAATGTACCCTTAGACACGTTCAGTCTCTTGGCGATATGAGTCTTTTCCCTGCCATTGTGCAGTTCTCTTACGATCCAATCATGTCGCCTTACGCATTCTGGATTGAGCCGGCAGCGCTTTCCTCTTGGCCGTCCTAAGACTTTGCCTTCGGCCTTCTTGCGGGCCAGCGCCTCGCGGGTACGTTGGCTGATCAGGTTGCGCTCGATCTCGGCTGAGAGCCCAAAGGCGAAGGCCAAAACCTTGCTGCTGATGTCATCGCCGAGGCGGTAATTGTCTTTGATCGTCCACACCTGGCACTCTTTGTTCATGCAGATATTCAGTATGTCCATGATCATAAACAGGCTGCGCCCGAGGCGGGAGAGTTCGCTGCAGATGATCATGTCGCCCTTCGTAACCTTCTTCAAGAGCACGCCCAGGCGGCGCTTGCTGTAGTTCTTTGTGCCGCTGATCGTCTCCTCAATCCAGCCGTCCACCTTCATGTTTTGCCGTTTGCAGAAGTTCTTAATCTCGAAACGCTGGTTCTCGACCGTCTGCTTGTCACTGCTGACGCGGATGTAGCCGTAGGTCATACGAATACCGGTGTGAGGTTGATGTTGTACGAATCCCGGTAGAGGCGGCGCGCCCACGCGGGCCACGCCTGCTCCTCCTTCGAGAGCGACGTGTTGCCGTGGTTGAGCTTTTGGTGCGCCTCGATCTCGCGGACATAGCGGCGAAAGATTTGCGCAAATGCCGCGTCTGGTGTGGCGCCGCCGAAGAGGCCGAATCGCCGCTGGATGTACTTCAGATCGGCCCGCAGCTTGGGCGAATGTGTTACCGCCGTGGTGCAGCCGCTCTCTACGTGCAGCACGGCCATGATCCGGGCCGAGGTGTCGCGGCTGATGGAGGGGAGGCCCGCCCGGAGGCAGGTCTCGTTCCATGCGGCGCGAAGCGTGTCGTTCGTTTCCATGTCAGAATCCCGGGGCGGCTGTGGGCGCCGGCGAAGCTGGGCCGGTGGCGGGTGGGTTGTCGATGCTGAGCGTGGTGCGGTTGGCTTCGGCGGCCTTTTCGCGCTCGAGGCGCTGGGTGACGTCTTCGTAGGTGGCATCTTCGGGCACGCCGCGCTCTTCGGCCGTGTACATGGCGCCCAGCTGCGTGGGGAAGGCTTCGCGCAGGGCTTGCACGACGGCCGTCTTGCGGATCATGGTGGCGCGCATGGCATTCCAGGTGGACTGCTTGCGGTCGTACTCTGCGAGCGATACGCGCGCCGTGGAGGGGTACTTGCGATCCGTCCTGTAGACGCGCGCCCAGCCGCCGAGCAGCTGATCTTCGGGGAGGAGCAGTGCGCCCTCTTCCTCGACGATGTCGCCGCCTCGCTTGACGATCACGCCGGCCTGCAGCCCGTCGAACTCGGGGCAGCTCTCGGCGCGCTTCAGCAGCGCTTCTTTCGAGACGATCATCTGGGCCGGCTTGTCGCCGTACTTGACGAGGTAGGCCTCATTCAGGAAGGGGTTCAGGCGGTTGTATTTGCAGATGGCGATGAATTGCACAATGTCTGCCCGGGGGACGTTACTGCCGCGGGTGAGGAAGTCGGTGACGATCTTCTCGCTCAGGGCGATCTCTTCGCCGTTCACAGTGTAGCGGGTGATGCCTCGCTCTTCTGTCGTTGCTGTGCCCTGCGGCTGCATGGCCGGGGCGGTGTGGGTGGTTTCCATTTCTGTTTGTGTGTTGGGGGGGGGATGTGTTGGGGCCTGAAGACCCGTTTATTTGTTGAGGTGTTGAGAGGTTTGGGTGGGGGCGGTGGACATGCGGCCCAGCCGCCCCTCACCGTGGTTGGTCATTCGGCCGCTTCCTTCGTTTCGGGTTGAAAAACGGCGGCGGCCTCTTTCAGTACGGCGGCCAGCAGGGAACCCTTTAGGCCGTCGGGCAACGGGGTGCTGGTAGCGCTCAAATAGAGGCCCACGGATCCGTCTGGCCCGGCCTGTGCGCTGCCGAAATACTGCGTACTGCCGTCTTCGGCGGTGCGCCGAAAGCTGGCTGTGAGTTCAACAGGCGCGCCTTCTGGATTGCGTTCTACACTGATCTCGACGGTCACATTGCCGCCGGCTGCGGGCACCTCGATCGTGCCCCGGGTGATTTGTTCTGTTACGTTCATTTTGTTTGGGGTTTATTGAATGGGTTGGATAAAGGACACGGCCTCGGAATGGCTGAGCCGGATCGTACGGCCGTCGGCGTCCATGAAGTTGTAGTGATTGATCCCGGGATACACGAAGGTCACGTACTCTGGGCCCATCGGGCCGTTGGTGTAGACGTATTGCTCACCGTGTTGGAAGGGGATTTGTGCCATAGGAATCGGGTGCGTTTTTAGTTGTTCGTTACCCGCATCGGCCGGACGCCTTGCGCCACCTTGAGCAGGATGGCCTGATGATCCATCCGGGGGAAGTGGGTCAGGCGCTCGGCGCCGTCCACGAACACGGGGGCCGAGACGCCGGCATGCTGCTGCAAGACGCGGATGATCTCCAGCCCCGCCCAGACCTGCGCGGCCGTGTTGGCCACCGGGTAGGGTACACCGTCGGCGCCCACGAGCGGCACACAGGTGTCCACCTCGCCGCCCTCGTTGGTGTACTCAAAGAGGCGGAAGCGAACCGTGCGGAAGAGGCTGTTCACCCGCTGCTCCATGGCCTCGATGCGGGCGCGGGTGTAGCGGCGCATGGTGTCTTCGTCGCGATCGACGTCGGAGAGTTGCTGGGCCAGGGTGCGCGCCTCTTCGTCCAAGCGCCGGATCTCGGCGCGGAGGCTGTCGGCCGTGTCGCAATCAGAGAGCCCGCGGCGGATCGTGTCGCGCTCACGGTTGAGGGCCGCCAGTCGGGCGGTGATGGCCTCGCCACCATTCGGTTCGGACGCCGGCAAGGTCTGCGGGGCATCAGCCTCCATCGCGGCCAGCTCTTCGGCCATGGCGCGGTAGGCCTCATCCGCCATCGGATCCACCGCAGCCGGCTCCACCGCGGCGGGCATCTCGGCCAGCTCCTCCCGGAGCGTCTCTGCACGCTTTTCGGCCTCGAAGACCTCGGCGGCGGCCTTGTCCACCCGCGCCTCGGCAGTCTTCATCTCCTCCTCCAGCCGGGTGATCTCCGCCTTCGTCCGATGGCCGTCGGTTTGGATCTGGCTAAGGCGCTCGTTTTTCGACTCCTCGAACCGCCGGCGATTGTCTCGCTGCATCTCCTCGGGGAGCGCTTGCAGGCAGTGCGGGCAGACGTTGTCGCCCGTGTAAGGCCGGGCGCTCTCGGCATACCACGTGGTGCGCAGGCGCTCGCAGGCCTCTTCCTTCTGGCTGATCCGTAGGGCCAGCTCGTCCACCTCCGCCGTGGCGTCCTTGAGCCTGCGTGTGGCGGTGGCTTCCGCCGCTTGGAGGTCTTGGAGACGCGCCTCGACCTGCCGGCGCCCCTCGTTCAGCCGTTCGGCCTCGGTGGTGGCGGCACGCCGTAGCTCGGCCGTGCGGCGGGCCATGCGGGTCTTGAGTGCCTCGACCTCCTCCACCCGGCGACGGGCCTCGGCGCCCCGTGCACGCTCCCGGGCGGCAAAGTCGGCAGCCTCCCGGTTCAGCTCGGCCAGCTTTTGGTCGGCCTCGGCCAGTCGGCGCTCCCAGACGTCGCGGGCGTCGGTGGTGGGGATCATCAGGCGCGTCTGATCGGTGCGCGGCGTGATCTCGTCGAGCGCCTTCCGCAGCTTTCGTTTGCGGGCGGCCAGCTCCCGCTTGTAATCCTCGAGCGACTTGTCCGAGAGGCGTGCGAGAAGATCCGCGAGGCCGTCCACACCGTCCCGCACGGCCTCTTCGTCCACGCCGCCGGCCAGCTCAAAGAGCTTCTCGCGCTGTTTCTCCCACCTCAGGCGGGGGAAGCAGCCGGCGTCGGTGAGCAAACGGAAGACATCCGCGGGCGCCAGATGCTCCGCCACCCAGGCGTCGAACTCGCTCATCTTTTTGGGCACATCGTTGATCGTGTACTCCGTCTCGTTGCCTTTGAAGACGGGCTCTGTGGCACCGCGTGGCTTGCTCCACACCTCCCGGAGGGAGCGCCGCAGGGTGTTCTGTTGGCCGTCCACGTCGAGGCGGCATTCCACCGTGGCGTCCGTCTGTCGGAGCCTCTCGCCGGCCTCGATGCGTTTGACTTCGCAGTCCTTCCGCTCCTCCGCGTCCTTGCCGAAAAGCAGCCAGAGGAAGGCGTCCATCAGGGTAGACTTGCCCGTGCCATTATCGCCGCTGACGATGTTCGTCCCCGCCGTGAAGCTGACCCGGACGCCTCGCGCACCGCGGAAGTTCCGCAGGTGCAGCTCCTCAATCGTTATCCTTTTCATTGTTGTATTCGTGTTTAGTGGGTGATTAGTCTTTACGCCTCTGCCTTCGGGCGGGACGCCTCTTCTTTTGATGCCTGTTTAACACTCTCATAGAGCGCTTTTGCAATACCCAATGCGAAGCGTTGGTCTATCGATCCCAACCAGCTAATAATGATTCCAAGCATGACTTCGCGCCCCTCTTCATCTGCCGCCAAAGACCGCCCCGAGATGTTTGTAAGACGACCTGCATGGCCTTGGAGGAGTCTTGTTGTAAGGTCCCCATCTCCAGCGATCAGTAAAACGAACCTGTTTTTACGGTCCTTCTGCGCCATGTCTCGCAGTTCATCTGCTATTTCGTCTACTCTGTCTAAAAAATCTTTGTCAGGCGCCGCTTCGCCTGTGTTTACTTTCTCGGTTTCCATTTCTTGATTGTGTTTAGTGTGTAATTACTGTTGTGTGTTGTGTTACGCCGCCGAAGCTGCCGCGGGAGGCTGAGCGCCGGGGAGGTCGTTGTTGTCGTGCTTGCTGTCGTTCGATGGGGATTCCGGTTCGCCGTCGCCGTCGGAGAGCTCCGGCAGATCGATCCGGCGTACCATGCGCGCGGCGTTCATGAAGTTCACGGCCACGGCGATCCAGATCCACACGGGGGCCTCTTTGATGATGCACACGGCGCAGAGCGAGAGGGCGAAGTAGACCGCCACCCAGCGGTCGCGCCACGTGAGGCGTGACCAGCCCGTGGACTCCAAGAAGAGGTAACGCGCTTCGTCGATGAAGGTCTTCATAGCCGTGTCCTCCGTCCTTGCCCCAGGGTGATCAGACCCGCGTTCGGGTCCACCGGCAGGGCCTCGTTGAAGATGAACTCACGCTCCATGACCCGGTCTAAGTCGCCCCGCCTGTAGGTAATGCCGCGGCCATCGCGGCGCACGCCGTAGCGCACCACGCCTGCCTGTCGCATCCGTTTGAGCGTCTCCACCGAGACGCCCGTGTAGATCGCCGCCTCGCGCTCGCTGTACCACTCTTTGGTCACGGCCGCCGCCTGTCGGCGCTCCGCCCGCCCGTTGATTTTCGTTGTTGTTGCCATCGTCTGTGTCCTCCTTTCTTACGCCTTTGCGGCCTTCCTATCGGCTGCAGCCCGACGGCTCTCTACGCGCCGACGGATGTTATACATCGTTTGAGGCGTCCTGAATCCGAAGGCCGTCATTGCATCATACGTGGCGCGGGTGACGTTTGCCCCCTCAACCAGCTTCTTTTGGAAGTAGGTGTAAACGCGCTCGTCTTTCTCTGCTTGTGTCAAATACTTTTCTCTGTACTCCATATCGTTTTGTGTGTTTACTCTTTGTCAAATCGCGCTCTGATCAGTTCCGTGATGAGGCGCACCTGCCACTCGATCGTCTCCTCTGTCAGCTTGAAATGCTTTTCCATCTTTCTGTTTTCCGTTTGTGTGTTGCTATTTCTTGCCCCGGCCGTGTGGAAGGGGTGGGGGCTTTCACCTCTCCACGCCCTCCTGCAGGGTTGGTTTCATCTTTTGCGTTTGCGGTTGCCTTTCTTGGTCTCGGGGAGGTAGCTCTTGCTTAGGAAGTATCTCTTTTTCCAAAAGCCTCTCTCGTACTCTTCGGGGTAAGTCCTTACAACGCCTACCGGTTCAACGCCGTAGCGCTCTACAAAAAGCGATGTGTGTATGTATCGCCCATCTTGAAAGATCACATCCAAAGGCCCCACCACGTCGTAGAACACATCCACTGTTACCTCTGTCATGCCTGCCGTTACCATGTCGGCGTCTTCCTTGCTGTTGATTATTACCGTTGCCATATTCTTTACTTGTTTATTTCTCTACTTTTGTATCAAATCATGGCGCAAAGATATAGATCGATCTATAAACAGCAAGCATTTTGATAGAATATTCTTTGCTCGTCACGGTTAAAGACTGTTTCATGCTTAAAAACGACTTAGTTATGTGCGAGAATGAGCGATTAAAGGAATTACAGACTGTCCTTGGGTTCAAGAATCAGGCTGCATTTGCAGGCGCTTTGGGCATAAAACAAGGCAGCTTGTCGGATGTTTATAGAAAGAAGGCTGGAATAAAGGTGTCTGATTCTATCAAAAGGGTGCTCGAGAAAGATTATTCTGTGAATATAGAATGGCTTGAGACCGGCGAAGGCGAGATGCTGCGCAACAGTGAGACGGCGTCCGGTGGCGAAAGCCCTATGCAACGACGCATTCGGGGCGTCATGCAGGATCACGGCCTCACGGCAGATGACTTCGCCGAAAAGATCCACGTAAAGCCCGCCACCTTTGCGGCTGAAATGGCTCCCGGTGGTACCCCGTCAGACGCAACGCTTTTCGGCATCTCTCGCGCCTTTGGCATCTCCCGCGCATGGATCATGTCTGGCGAGGGAGAAATGACCGACGCTCGGCGGGGAGTAGACGACAGCGTCTCTCTCATTGATACATCTTTTGATGAGACCCCACCCAAAGGCCGCAACCTGATTCCTTTCTTCGATAGCGTCCAGACGATGGGCGGCCGCCTCAATGGCGATGCCGATGTGGATACCTACTACGGGAGTACGGCTGAGTATATCGACGCCGGCGATTGGTTTCGCGGCGCCACGTCCGCCATACGCCACTACGAAGACAGCATGGACGAATATCCATCCGGCTGTATACTTATCTTGAGGGAGATCTTCGATCCATCCTACATCATTCCCGGGCGTGACTACGTAGTCGAAACAGACGAGTACCGCGTCACGAAGCGTCTGCGCCGTGGACGCACCCCCGATGTGCTCATAGCCGAAAGCACCAACACGGAAAAGTATGAAGACGGCAGCCTTGTGCACCCGCCGTTTAGCATTCCTGTGGCTTCAATTCGTCACATCTCCCTCGTGCTGGGCTACGTGGCTATGACCATCGGCAACACGGTCGTATTCAGTAACCGGCGCTAAGGCATACAACGAGACAAAACGAACACATAGAACTATTTATATAAGTAAGAAGATGAAGAAGTATTTACTATTGGCGCTTATCGCGCTTGTGGCCGCAGCATGCAGCAAGATGTACGCGGATCCATACGAAAAGCATAAAGTTGAATCGATCCGTATCAGAGAAGGGAATTTAGATGTAACAGTGGGAAGGTATTGTAACCTTACTGTAAAGAGTATTCCTGAAGGGACAGATTTGCCATCTGATCTTGAGTGGTTAACCTCGAACAAATACGTGTTATTAATTCACGAGGGCGGACGAGTTTATGCACAAAATGAAGGTACGGCTATCATTTACGTTAAATCAAAAGGCGATCCCTCATTGATAGATAGTATAACTATCAATGTCTCAGCAAAACCAAGACAGTTTCAAACTACTAAAGAAAAAAGAGAGAATACATTTGGTCGCGACTATAGTAAAAGCAATAAGGTTAGCAATAGCAGTAGGAATATCGGTTCCCAACGAACGACCTCGGTGCAATGCAGTGGAAGAACAAAGAAGGGACATAGATGTTCCCGTATGACTACAAATAGTAACGGTCGTTGCTGGCAACATTGATGATATAGATTTCGATAGAGGTTAATTATGGGAGTCTTTGGAAAGCTGTTTGGTGGCAAGAAATACGAGCAGAAACAGTATTGGAAAAACAATCCGGATGAATGGGAGATTGCAATCGTGCAAGACCGTGTAAAACGAAAGTTGCTAGAGTATGCCCTCTCAACAATTGAAACATCTACAGATGTGAGAGAGATTGTATCTCAAAAAGAAGCCTTCATGCCAATATTAGATTGGTATGTTGATATGGATGCGAAAGGGTATCCTGACGGGTCGGGTAAGATCCATGAAGAGAAAAAGGCCATAATAGAGAGATACAATATTGCCGTAACAAACTCACGGAAGCTGAACGAAGAAGAAATTCAATTAGCTAAAGGCTCATTGTTGAGTGATTCCGCCATCTACAACAAGTGCATATCGGCCCTATCGGTGCAAGAGTCTAAAGGGTATTTTTACGGTACGGCGCAGGATTGGATTAATACGGCGGCAAGCCTATATCAAAATAATAGCTCCGTACGCATACTCGATATATACGTAGCGTGTGGTATGCCGAAAGATATTGCATATAGTAAAGACGCAGCACTCATAGATGATCGGAAACCGTTTTTGAAAGGCAGTGCAGACTCTAATCTTTTCAACAGTTATGCTTATACGGTTGATCGCAGGTACGGGTTGAGATACTTGCCCTTGATGGAAGTTGATAAAATGCGATATGGGCTTAATCTGCCGGATGATGAAATCATATATCACCGGATCAATGTAGTGACCCTGCATGAAGAGAAACGCACGCGTCTAAACCTCACCTACTCCGGTGTCCGCTGGTCCTATGGTGTATTGAGAGCCGGATCCTATAACGTGGTTGGAAGCGATGCTGTCAATTTCTCACCCACAGACATAGGGAGGCTGTTCCTTACAAATAAGCGAATACTATTTATTGGAGCCCAACGCAATGTTACAAAGGCGATAAAAATCGATGCAATCATATACTACAACCTGTACAAAAACGGAGTAATCATACATCAGGCAAATAGGAAGGCGATACTGTTCGAGTTTGATCAGACTGCAGACGTTGAGATCTACGATCAACCAGACGGGATAAATGAATTTGTATCTGTCATAACGAGGATAATAGATCACACAGAGGCATTGTCATTACCTGAAGATTAGCTCTTCCCCCTTGAATGGAAATCCTCTTTGCCAACAGCCAGATAGAGAAGCTCTGCACCTCGCCGGAGAGAGCCGTAAAAAAGTACGGCGCGCGGTGTGCGGACATACTTGCTATAAGGCTTATGCAGATGGAAAAGGCCAAAGACTTGGAAGAGCTCTCCAAGCAGGCCGGGCACTTCCACCCGCTCACCGCAGGCCGTAAGGGGCAATGGGCTTGCAGGCTGCAAGGCGGCCTCCGGCTTGTCTTCGTGCCCGGTGCCAGTGGGGAGATGGTGCTCAAAGAGATCATCGCCCCCACGCTAACAATAACAGAGATTGTAGACTATCATAAATAAACCGATATGGAAGCGAAGAAGAAATTCCTTATGCCTGTGGCCGTGCACCCGGGCGCACTGGTCAAAGATTGGATGGAGGAGAAGGGCGTTGCGGCCGCCGAACTGGCCGCCCTCGGCGGCATCCCCGAGGTGTCCGTCCGGCGGATCGTAGAAGGCCGGGAGGACATTACGCTCGCCGTGGCTGCCGCGCTTGAAAGGGCGACCGACATCTCGGCTGACTTTTGGATGCGCGTGCAAAAGGGTTATGAAGAGGACTGGGTGCGCCTCACGCGCGAAAAGGGCGCAAAGGCCGTCCGGCTGACCGGGGTTCAAGGGCTGGAGGCTAAGCAGGCCCATTCCCCCCGCCGCCATTCGGCTGAGCTCGCCCCGGCCGGCGTGTGACCCCGGGGAGTCTCGAAATGACCCTCGCCCGAGACCAAAAACGGAATTTGAGCCTGCGGCGACCCTCGTTTTGGGCTAAAAACTGATTTGGAGTCTAAAATGTGCCTCGGATTGGGCTAAAAATGGAATTTAAGCCCGCGGCGAGGGTCATTTCGCGCCAAAAACAGGATTTAGGTCTCGGGCGACCCTCATTTCACGTCAAAAACAGGATTTTGCTCCCAAACGAGGCGCGTTTCACTGGTTTCGGGTACACGTCGGCCTCGATAGGGGCAACAAACGGCGCTTTCGGGTACACGTCCCCCACAAAAACACGCCGGGCGACCACGTAGATCTCACCCTACACGGCCGCCCGGTCACACAAACATGAAATCAAAGAATAATGGAACGATATGAGTTTTCAGAAACGGAGAAGCAATTGCTCCAAGCGCTCTCCAAGAACAAAAAGCCAGAGGAGCTGGAACAGCAGTTTGATAAGGATGTGCTGGAGGCACACCTAAATCGTCTGCAAGAGCTGAAGATGGCCGTAGCCCATTTCTCGGAGGATGGCGTCGTGGCCGCTTGGCTTACACCAGATGGATCCGCCTATATGAAAGAGAATCCCAACCTCGATCCGCCATTAAAGACGGAGGTGGAACGCCTACAAAAGAAGAATTTGCAACTGGATATAGAGCTCAAAGAAGCTAACAGAAAGCTCAGCTCATGGAAGCGGCTGGCGGTTATCCTTGGAGTTCTTGGAACTATCATCGGAGGCGTTCTGGGGGCATTGGGTATCATTGAGAAGGTCAGACACCTTTTTCTTGGTGGCTAACAGATCACTCTTTAGCTGTGCAATCTCTCTCTCGTTTCTCGCTATGAGCTGATCTTTTATCTCGATTATTTTCTCGCTGGTCGTATTGATCCGTTTGTAGAAATGGAGCAAGACAAAGGAGGGGATAAACCATGTGAGCGACATAGCTGCGAGCGCGGTTAGGAGGATTTCAAGTACTTTCATGTCTCTGTCTTTGTTTGAACGCCGGCAAAAGTATGGCGCACGGTTCGTCACAGCCTGCCGCACGGTGCGCATGGGCGTCTATTCGCCACCGGCCACGTAGTCCAGCACGCGGCGGTTGGCTGCGTCCACCTTCTTACGGTTGAAGTCGATATAGACGTCCGTCACGGTCGCGTTCTGCGCGTGCCCCAGCCCGGCGGCGATCGTCTCCTTGGGGATATCCAGTTCGGCCGCCAGCGTGGCCCACGTGTGGCGAAAGGTGTAAGAGGTCATCACCGGGATGCGGGGATCCTTCGACGCGATGCCTTTCAGCGTCTTGTTGATTTTGGCCTTGAATGATTCCAAATGCTTGAAACGCTCTCGGAAGTTGAGCAGATGCTCCCGCCCGCGGTACTTCTCGAGCAGCGCGGCCGCCTCTGGCTCCACTTTGATACTGTAAAGCGTCCCTGTTTTGGCGCGCCGGTAGTGGATATATTCCCCGTCGTATTCCTCGAGGTTGAAAAGGTCCACGGTGTTGATCCCGATCAGGTAGAAGATCAGCCGCGCCATGTCCACGGCCCACTCCTCGGCTACGGTCTCGCACGAGTAATCAAAGAGGGCGCGCAGCTGGGTGAGAGAGACCGCCCGTTTGCGGGTGCGCTCCTTTTCGATCTTGAAACGCCGAAAGGGGTACAGCTCCAGCCCGATCACCTCCTCATCGATGGCCTTGTTGAATACCGCCCGAATGTTTCGCAGATGGATCGCGCGGGCGTTCGTGGCCAGACCGGTACGTAGCACCTTCCCACGCCCGTTGCATATATCGGACGTGCGCATACTGCGGTCGAAGTTTTCGAGCCATGAGTGATTGACGGCATCAAAAGGCACATCGTCGCCGTGTAGTCTGATAATCTTATCGAGCGTGTTCTGATAGATCTCCCTCGTGCGCCCCGCCTTCTTCTCGATGAATGATTTGAAATAGTCTGTAAACGTGCCACCCTCGCCATCGGTCTCACCGGCGGCAAACAGCGCCTTGAAACGCGCCGGCAGAATGCTGCCCGCCTTCCCGGCGAGCTGAAGCGAGAGCAAGAGGTTGCGGGCACGTGTAAGCTCGGCCTGAATCAAAAGGTTGTACCGCGCAAAGTCCGCCTTACGCCGCCTGTCGACTGTCCGCACGGTACCCGTCTCCTTGTCGAACTCCGAGGGGAGGACATAGACACCCAGCCCGTGGAAGGCGGTCTTCCCGTGCCCCGCAAAAGAGAGGTAGATGGGCACCGTGCCGTCTGGTCGTTTATACTTCCCGATAGTGGTCACTCGTATGGTCATAAGTCTCCGTTCTTGCTCGATTCTTGTCGATTATTTGTCGATTACTGCGACACAAAAGTACCCCATAATACCCGAAAACGGCCCTGCGGGGAAAAGAGGTATCATTTCATCCGGATATGAAGAAAGCCCCCTAAATGCTCTAATACTAAGCATTTAAGAGGCTTTCCCTCATTGTCGGGGTAGCGGGATTCGAACCCACGACCCCCTGCTCCCAAAACGAACATGGATTCTCTTGCTAATAGCTGACTACTAACTGTATATAGATTGTATCCGGAGGTCTTGTCGATTCTATGTCGACCGTTAACACACAAAAAAAAAGAGGCCCCGACATCACGTCGCAACCCCTCCTCTCCCGATCGGTATACCCTTTTCAGGGCAATGTATGAGCGAGACTCTGTTTTGTTTGTTAGAGTGAAACAGCAAGAAAATATACCATGACGCGCCTCCTCCTACATCTCGATCGAACAAGTAAAACTCGATTAAACTTTATGACGCCGCAAAGCTACGTGGGCCTTATCGTCACGATGGGCAACAGAGACGGCGTTTTTTTTTCGGACGGCGTGGAACACATTGCCCTCACGAGGTGCCCACTCTACCTTTGCGCCCATAAAACAACACAGGGAAACAAACATCTCGATGAAAAAAGCTACAACTATCAAGGCCGACCCACGCAATTACCGTCTACATCCAGACGCCAACAAGCGTGTGATCCGCAAGAGCCTCGAGGATCTTGGCGCCGGGCGGTCTATTGTGATCGATAAAGAGGATTGCATTATCGCCGGCAATGGCGTCTATGAAGAGGCGCAGGCTTTGGGTCTTCCCGTGCGCGTCATAGAAACCGACGGGCGGGAACTGATCGCCGTCAAACGCACCGACCTGGGCACGGCTGACGAACGTCGGCGTCTACTTGCCTTTGCTGATAACCACGCCTCGGACACATCTGTATTCGATACTGAAATCGTCGTGGAAGACTTTTCGCCCGAAACACTCGACGCATGGGAGTTTGCCGTGGAGGTTTCCGAAAACCAATTCGGAGGCGGTGGGCAGGCTTTAGGAGATGGCGGCAGCGAAGCCGGCGAGGATAACACCTACACGAAAAAGATAGAGTCACCCATATACACACCTAAGGGTGAATGCCCCTTGGCACAGGAACTCTATGACTCGACCGCCTACAAACATCTGATGGAAGACATCGCTGCTGCTGAGGGTGTAGACATCGAAACGAAAGCCTTTCTGCGTATCGCCGCCGCTCGTCATATCGTCTTCGATTACGGCCGAATCGCAGAGTTTTATGCGCATGCGAACAAAGAGACGCAGCGCCTAATGGAAGACTCTGCACTGGTGATTATAGACTTTGACCGCGCCGTGGAATTGGGCTATGTGAAACTTAAATCTGAGCTGGCCGCGCTCAGGGAGGAGGACGTACCAGATGAATAACAGCTTTGTTGCATTGATCCTCACGCACGGCCGGCCGGACAAGGTCTACACATACGATACACTGCGAAAGCGTGGCTATACCGGGGACATTATAGTGGTGGTAGACAATGAAGACGCCACGCTGGAAGAATACAAGAAGAAGTTCCCAGACGTCTACGTCTTCGACAAGAAGGCCGTGGCCGCACAGATTGACGAGGGGGACAACTTTCAAGACCGCCGCGCTATCATCTATGCCCGCAACGTAGCTTTTCAGATCGCCCGAGAGCGTGGCTATCGCTACTTTATCGAGCTGGACGACGATTATCAAGAGTTTTCCTACACCTACACCCGGGAGGGCGAACTGAAGCAGTGTGGCATCCGCACCTTGGATAAGGTGTTCGACACGCTGATTGATTTCAAGAATAACGTCGGTGCCCTAACCGTAGCAATGGCGCAGCGTGGAGACTTTATGGGAGGCAAAGAGAATAACCTCGTACAGGGCGAGATCCTCAAAAGGAAGGCGATGAACTCTTTCATCTGCGACACCGAACAGCCCTTTCGCTTCTTCGGAAAGATCAATGAAGACGTGAACACGTATGTCGTACTGGGCAGCCGCGGTTCACTGTTTCTTCAGGTCCCACATGTGGCATTGAATCAGGTCAGCACGCAGCAATCCGCCGGCGGCATGACAGATATCTACCTTGATAGTGGCACATACGTAAAGTCGTTCTACACCGTCATGTATGCTCCCGCCTGTGCCTGCATTCGGATGATGGGAACGAAACACCGTCGCCTGCATCACAGTATCAACTGGAACGCGGCCGTCCCCAAGATCATCTCCGAACAATTCAAGAAAACGTGAAACACCCTCGGAAGTATGGCACGCTATAACAAAGACATCGCCGAGCAGATCTGCCAACGCCTCGAGGAGGGGGAGACCGTGCAAAGCGTCTGTCGGAATGTACATATCCACAAAGACACTTTCTATGAGTGGGTTAAGCATAAGGCCGACTTCGCCGACGCTGTCAACAAAGCGCGGCAAGCGGCCTACGATCGTATCGGGGAGGTGGCGAATCAATCCATTTACCGCCTCCTGACTGGTTACGATGTGACCGAGGAGCGCACCATCGCTGTCGACACCGGAAAGCGTGACGCTGAGGGTAAAGCGATCACTCGCGTGAAAGAGCACGTGAAGATCAAGAAGCACATACCGCCCTCGGCCGCGGCCATCATCTTCACGCTTTGCAATCGTGACCCCGAGCATTGGAAGAATCGCATGAATACGGAGGTGACCGGCAAGGACGGGCGAGACCTCTTCGCCGGCCTTTCGGATGAGGAGCTGAACGCTCGCATCCGGACGCTGCAAAAGAAACTGGGGGAGGGTGAGTCGCAATGACACGCGCAGACCGTGAAGCGTACTACGTGATGCTCTCCGAGAGCCTGACGCGGAAAGCACGCACGGATCTGCTGAGTTTCACCGAGGCCACGATGCCCAACTTCGACCCGGCTGAGTTCCATCGCCGCTACTACGCCCGCCTGACGGACTTCGCCCGCGGCGACATAGACCGGCTGATGGTCTTTGTGCCCCCACAACATGGGAAAAGCGAAGGCTCCACCCGTCGCCTGCCCGCCTTCGTGCTGGGGCAGAACCCGGACGCGAAGATCGCCATCGTGTCGTACAGCGCTACGAAGGCGCGAAAGTTCAACCGGGAGATACAGCGCATCATCGACACGGAGGAATACCGCCGCATCTTCCCCGCCACGAGTCTCAACTCGACCAACGTCACCACCGTGGCGCGGGCGTGGGTGCGCAATGCCGATGAGTGCGAGATCGTCGGCCGGGCGGGCAGCTTCAAGACCGTGGGCGTGGGCGGGCCGTTGACAGGTGACCCGGTCGACCTGCTGATCATGGATGACATCTACAAAGACGCCAAAGAGGCGTGGTCGCCACGGGTGCGAGAGAACATCTCCGACTGGTACGACACCGTTGCCGAAACGCGTCTGCACAATCACTCCAGGCAGCTGATCGTCTTTACCCGCTGGCATGAGGATGATCTGGCCGGCAAGTTGCTCCGAGAGCAAGGCGCCTATGATCCGGTGACGAATCCCCGCGGGTGGGAGGTGGTGGTTTATCCGGCTATCAAGATCGGCGCACCCACCGAGGCCGACCCCCGTCAGGAGGGGGAGGCGCTTTGGCCGGAGCGTCACTCGCTGGAAAAGCTGCAAACCATTCGCGCCCGCAATCCTCACGTGTTCGACTCGCTCTATCAGCAAGACCCGAAGCCCAGCGAGGGACTGATGTACGACCGCGGATTCCAGGAATACGAATACCGCCCCGCCGCGGAGCGCGTCACCCGCAAGGCCTACGTAGACACGGCAGACACGGGCGCCGACTTCCTCTGCGCCATCGTCTACGATGAGACGGAGACGGGCAACTACATCGTGGACGTGCTTTACACGCAGCGCCCGATGGAGTACACCGAGCCGGCGCTGGCTGAGATGCTCTCTCGGCATTCCGTCTTGGAGTGCGTCGTGGAGTCGAACAACGGCGGCCGCGGATATGCCCGCGCTGTGGAGCAGCAATGCCGGCGCATGGGCAACGATCGCACGCACTTCAAGTGGTTCCATCAATCGCAAAACAAGGCCGTGCGCATCTTCACACATTCGGCTGCCGTGCAGAATCTCACCTACATGCCCCTCGGATGGCAGCGCCGCTTCCCGGAGTTTGCCGGCGCGTTGACGGGATACCTCAAGATGGGTACGAACGCGCACGACGATGCTCCGGACGCCCTGACGGGAACGGTAGAGTTTCGCCGCAAAGCGTCTTCTGCTTCCGCCGTGGCTGGCCTCTTTGGTTACTGACGGCCTCTTAATCCTCCCTACAGACTTCATTCAACTCAAAACACGCTCAATACTATGACTCTCAAAGAAATTTTCAGCCAGAGCACACCCTCTGATGTAATCGACACCCTGAAGAAGGGGCGCAACGCGCCGCTGCCTGACGTGGAGGCCGCCCGCAAAGCCATCGACCCCGAGAAACACGACGTGAACGATCGGACGAAGCGCCCCGACAAACGTGTGGCTGTCTCTGATTCGGATGAGTCGAACGGCCTACAGGTGACCTCCGATGTGCCGGGGGGCAGCAAGGGGACGACACGCCCCGAGCCCGTGGCGCGCATTAGCCTCGCCATACAGCAGCTCATCATCAAGCGCGCCGTGTCGTTCCTTTTCGGCAACGATCCGGCCTACAATACAGATACCGAGTCGGAGCAGCAGCAGGCCGTCATGCGCGCCTTTGGTCGCATCCTGCGCGAGGTGAAATGCAACTCGATAAACCGCCGTGTGGCGCGCAGTGTGTTTGGATATAAGGAGTGCGCCGAACTGTGGTATCCGGTGGAGGTCGAGGCGGAGTCCAACCGTTACGGCTTCCCCTCTCGATTCAAGCTGCGCTGCGCCGTGTTCTCTCCCGCGAACGGGGACACGCTTTACCCTTATTTCGATGAGACGGGCGACATGGTGGCTTTCTCTCGCAGCTTTGCCCGCAAAGACGATGAGGGGAACACGGTGGACTTCTTCGAGACCTACACCGCCGATGCGCATTATATGTGGCAGAGTGGCGACAACGGGTGGACGCCCTCCGAGGGATACCCCCGCGCTGTGGCGATTGGGAAAATCCCCGTGGTGTACGCACGGCAGGACGAGACGGAAACGGCGATCGTGAACTCTCTCATAGCGCGACTCGAGACGCTGCTGTCGAACTTCGCCGATACGAACGATTACCACGCCTCCCCGAAGCTCTTTATCACGGGGCATATTCAAGGCTTTAGCAAGAAGGGCGAGGCCGGGGCCATCATTGAGGGCGATGAGGGGTCGACGATGAATTACGTCTCGTGGGCGCACGCCCCCGAATCGGTGCGTCTGGAGATCGAGACGATCCTCAAAATGATCTACACCTTGACGCAAACGCCCGACATCTCTTTCGATTCCGTGAAGGGTATCGGCGCCGTTTCCGGCATCGCCCTGAAGCTGCTATTCATGGATGCACATCTGAAGGTGCAGGACAAACGGGAGATCTTCGACGACTATCTGCAACGCCGCGCCAACATCATCAAGGCTTACATCGGCCTCTTTTCACCGCCGTTGGCCACCGTGGCCGAGGAGATGGAAATCACCCCCGAGATCACTCCTTACATGCTGACGAATGAGATCGACGAACTGAACTATTGGCTGACGGCGAATGGCAACAAGCCCGTAGTCTCGCAGGAGGAATCGATCGAAAAGGCGGGCGTTTCGATGAATCCGCAGGCTACCTATGAGAAACTACAGGCCGAAGACGCCCGCAGCGTCTACACATCCGCCTTCGAACCGACACTTTAACTCGCTATGCCTGTAACCCCTTCTTTTGATCCGGATGCTATCCGTCGCGCCGTGTATGCCAGAGTCGATGCTGTGGAAGAGGCCATCGTAGAGGCCTACAAAGTAGCCGCCCTGAAAATGGTGCGCCGCGCTAAGCAGACAAACACCTACAAAGACCAGACACACAAACTGCGATCCTCGATCGGATGTGTGGTCTTTCATCGCGGCCGAGAGGTGTACAATTACTTCGAGAGCGAGGGCGGCGAAAAGGGCTCCGAGGGCGTATCCGAGGGACTGGCTTACGCTCGCCGTGTCGCCTCGGAGGCCGGCGAACGGGTCGTTATTGCGGTTATCGTGGCCGGTGCGCGTTATGCTCTCTATGTGGAGGCACGCGGCTATGATGTGATCACGGGCAGCACGTATGGTTTCCCAGATGATCTGCAGGAAGAGATGGGTCTTATAGCTGAAGGTCTTAAACAGCAGCTCGGGACACTTTGAAATTTCACGTTTTACCACTCAAACCCCCTTTATATGGATCCACTTGCAAAAGCCCTCGCGCGTGAGGCGCGCCGGAAAGGAATCTGCGATGAATGGTATCGCGATCTGATGGCGCTCAATGACAAAGACACCATGCTCGACATGTACGTCCGTGGTATTGACTTCTGTCTATCGAATGATTATCCGGATAACGACTTCATACGCGCTCACTTCAAGGGCACGATGGAAACGCATGGCATCTACCTCGACGATCGCGTAAATCTTATCAACCCCAAGCGCTGCGTAGCACTGGGTGAGACTCGCGGCAACATTCATGTGAGCGGCTATGCCGTCACGGAGGTTTTCGCTAAGCACGACGCACGCCTCTCTATTACGGCCGATGATCACGCCTTTGTGATGGTAGATGCTTTCGACCGCTCGGAGGTGACCGTTTCGGCGAGCGACGTAGCCAAGATCTGCGTCAACCGTTACGGCGGTGCGCGCGTCACCATTGCTCCCGGATCTACGGGGCAGATAAAGATCATCGAGAAGCATAAAGAGACATACTGAAGTTTTTCTGACTGACCTCACGAACCCTCGGAAATACTTTTGCCGCCATGAAAGTCAGCTATCAATACAACGGTACTCCTTTCGAGGCGTACGGCGTCTATGTTTCCAACGGCGGCGGCTTCCTCGGAGCCCCTACACGTAAGAAGCCAAAGACGTACGAATATCCGGATCACAACGGCTATCTGCCAGACCTCGAGGCGCCCGTCTATGAGGCACGCACGATCTCACTGGATTGCTTCATCGTGACAGATTCGGCCGCTGAACTTGTCACGCGCTTTACAGCCTTCACAAAGGCTCTGCTGGGTGTCACGGTCACGGTTTCCTTTTCGGTTGCTATTGATGGCAGCACGGTCTACACCGGGCAGGTCTACACGTCCGCCATATCGGATATTGTAAAGACGTTTGTTGACGGCCGAAACGTGGGCACCTTCAAAGTGACTATCATCGAGCCTGAGCCTACGGTGTAAAGCCTACTACACACAACGCATAAACAGTTCAACACATAAACCTCAAACGACAGATGAAAAGAATCGATTTCAGTAACGTAAACATCGAAATGGAGCTCGGCGTATTTCAGACGCGCGACACGCGCTCTGAGTTTGGGAACATTGTCTTTCAGCACGCCGCTACGCTCGAGCAAGACACACTTGCGCGTAAGATCTTCAACGCCCCCACCGGGGAGATTACGGAGCTTGCCGACGGCGAATTTGACATGCTCACGGCCGCCATGAGAGCTTCAGGCTATCGCTATTCCGTCATTCGTGACCTCGAGGCCGCCGATCAATCGGAAAAGCCAAAAGAGGTGGAGGCTAACGGATGAAAGTCATCTACAACGGCCTTATCCCTTTCCGAGGCTTTACGGCGATTAATCTCTTTGGGCGCGTCTTTGCCCGCAGAGAGTTTGAGCCGGTCTCCGATCGTATCCTCAGGCACGAGGCTATCCACACGGCCCAGATGCGCGAGACGGGCTATATGGGCTTCTATCTCCTCTACCTTGCCGAATGGCTCTGGCGGTGGGCGTGTCTGAAGGATGCCACGGCCGCCTATCGCGCCATCCGATTCGAGCGCGAGGCTTATGGCCATCAGGATGAGCTGGACTACCTCACCTATCGCCGACCCTTCGCTTGGCTGAAGGGGTAACCTCCCCCTCCTATTTGAAACAACCTCAACCCCCATAAAAAGCAAAAGAAACTATGAGTTTTATCCTGAATGAGCTCGGTGTTAAGCCATCCATTGACCTGATGAATCGCACTCCGGGGCAGCTCTCGACCGTCACGCGGGGCACGCAGAAGATTGCCCTACTGGGAGAGGACGTGGTGACGCTCACCGTGGAGAGTGTCCGCCCGATCGCCTTCGAGATCGGCGACGTGATGAATGTCTACGGGCGCACCTATCGCCTCAACCGCTTGCCCGCCGTACAGAAGCAGGGCGAAAGGCTCTACACCTACGAGGTGGAGATGGAGGGCGCGCAGTACGACTTGCTGCGCGTGACGTACGACCTGACCATCGACACGACCAGCAATAAGCTGCAGGACGTGCAGGGCGACGCACTCACGGGCGACCTCCGACGCTTTGCCACGGTGCTCATCTCGAACGCCAGCCGCGTCTTCGCCGGGCAGTGGGCGCTGGGCGAATGCCCCGAGACGGCCGCCGATCGGACGCTGACCTTTGGCGAGACGGACAACTGTCTAGCCGTGCTGCAACGCCTCTGCAAGGAGTTCGAGACCGAGTTCGAGATCGCTCAGGCCGGCGGCGTGCGCACGATCCACTTCAAGAAGGTGGGGCAGACGTTCCCCTTCACCTTCCGCTACGGCCGCGGCAAAGGCCTGTACGCCCTGGAGCGGCAGAACGTCTCGTCGGCCAACATCATCACCCGCCTGAAGGTCTACGGCTCCACGCGCAACATCACCGCCCGCTATCGCGCCCAGCGCCTCTGCCTGCCGGGCAAGAAGAAGGGCGAATCGTGCATCGAAAAGACGGACGCCTCGTGGCGCTTTGGCATCTGGGAGGCCACGAAATACTTCGAAGACATCTACCCCAAGCAAAAAGGCCGAGTAACGGCCGTGGACGCCGCCTCGGAGCTGGTGTTTACCGATTCGGCTATGGCGTTCGACCTCTCGGAAAAGGTCACCTCGAAAGACGCCGACGGCAAGGAAGAGACGAAGACCACCTACCTACTGCCGGGCACATCGGCCAAGGTGCACTTCAACTCTGGCAACCTCTCGGGCTATGAGTTTGAAGTGGCTAAGTATGACCACGCCACAAAGACCTTCACCCTGAAGGCCTTCAAGGACGACCGCGGGGAGACGTTCCCCTCGAAGACTTCCGCCGCCTTCCGCATCGGCGTGGGGGATGAATACAGCCTCTTGGACATCGCGCCCCCGCAGGCCGTGGTGGACGCCGCGGAGAAGGAACTGGAGGAGGCCGGCAATAAGTATTACGATCAGAACAGCCAGCCCAAGGTGCAGTATGGCCTCACGGTGGCGCCCGACTTCCTGCGCTCGCTCGCCGGCATTGGCGTGGAGACGCACGTCTTCTCCGTGGGGGACTATATCCCGGTCGAGGACGAGGCCCTGGCCATCAAGAAGTCCGTCCGGGTGCAATCCTTCACCCGCGATCTACTGCAGCCGTACAACTACCAGCTGACACTCTCGGACACGGTCACCACGTCGATCATCAACCGCATCATCTCCGACCAGATCGAGACGGACAAGATCATCCGTATGAATAACATCAAAGACCCCGCCACGGCGCGTGCCAATTGGCGCCGCTCGCGAGAGGTGATGGCCGCCGTCTTCGATCCCGAGGGAAACTATTACACGGAAAAGATCCGGCCGCAGTCCATCGATACGATCGCCCTCTCGGTAGGCGCCAAGTCCATGCAGTTCGGGCTGACGAACACCGTCTTCGAGCCCAACTATCAGGGCAACCCGAACGCCATCCGTGTGCAGGGCGGCGTGCTGACGCATTACACCATTGACGAGGCCAAGGCCCGCTCCTGGACGCTGGCCGACGGTCTGGCGACGCTCTCCGATGCCTCGAAGCCGTATTACGTCTATGCCAAATGCCAGCGCGCGGGCACGGGCGGTGTGATCCTCTTCACGCTGGAGCAGATCCCGGTGGAGAAAGATCCGGCCTATTACCATTTCTGGATCGGCATCATCAACTCCGTGGACAAAGAGAAGAAGGCGCGCGCCTTTCAGCCCATGTATGGCTTTACGATGATCAACGGTCGGTTCATCAAGACGGGCCGCATACAGTCGGCCGACGGCCTGACGTACTTCGATCTGGACGAGGGCGTGATCAGCGGCAACATCAAGATCAAAGGCAATTCGGACTACGCCACCAAGACGGAGCTACAGGTCGTTTCGGATCAGATCAAGGGCGAGGTCGGCAAGTTCAACACGCAGCTGGGCGGCACGAAGGCTCAGCTGGACGCCTTCCAGCAACAGACGCAGCAGAACGTGAACAACCTCCTGAGCCGCCAATCCACGGCCGACGATAAGATCTACCGCCTGCAGACGGCTGGCTTCATCTCGAGGGCCGAGGGCAATGCCCTTTACGCCTCCGCGCAGCTGGCGAATGGGAAGACGATCGCCTCTCTTATCACGCAAACCCCGGAGGCGATCAATATGATCTCTCGGAACATCAACATCAACGCCGCCGTAACATTCGAGAGCTACAAAGAGGATAACGCCCAAAAGCTGGCAGCCGTCAA